CCATCGGATCAGTTGAGCCTGGTGCGTAGTGCGAAACAAATGCGGCGAGCGAATGCCAGTCGAGGTCGCCGCTCCCCGCTGTCATTTTGGGCTTGAAGACTCCGCATCGAGATCGATGCCGAACAGTGCGAGCGCAGTCGACACGACCACCTCGGGCTGCATCAGCGCAACTGCCTCGCTGCCGTCCACCTTCGCCTTCTTGCATGCGTGCTCAATCACTTCGAGCGCACCTTCAAGGGTTGCGCCGTGTTGGATCGCCAGTTGCGTCGTACGGTCTCGCAGGTCGTAGATCGCCTTCATGGTCTCGACTCGCTGCGCCGAGTCAGCACGGGAGTCCTCGAGCATCTCCTGCGCTCGGTTGTGAAGTGCGTGCCATCTGCGCTCTCCGATCTCGATGTAGTCGTTTGCAGAGAGACACGAGAGCATGTGCCTCCCGATTGCTACCAGACGGGCTTTGGGTTTGTTGGTTTCCATCGTGCGAGTTCCTTTCGACTTTTGATAGTAACACGCACGAGATCACGCCTCAACGATGGCGATATGTTTTCAGCAAGCATGACAAATTGCAGCGCATCTTTGCGATCCATTGCGCCAACCCATCGAGCGTACTGCTTGCCTTGAAAGAAAAACTCCACCCGCAAATCGTCAGGGGAGTCGTGACGACCTGCAAATGGATTGAATTCTTCGCTCACGCCCAAACAGTAGTCGTTACTGCGCTCGTGTATGCGGTCGCAGTTGAGGCGATGGCATAATTGCATGAGAAGGTTGCTTCTCCATCGACTGCCACTCCCAAGGTGACCGAGTCAATCAGCGCAAGGAATGCAATCGTGTTGCCGCCCTGTGCCGTGAGCGTCAGCGAAACTGGTGATGTGGCAGAAGTCGATGCTATTCCAATTAAGGGCATCAGCAAAGCCGAGTCGTCAATCGATCCTGTCAATGAGCCAGTGACATCGCTAATGCCGATCGCTCGATTGCGTGTCGCATTTGTGAATCCTGTGATGTCAGTCGTTGCTCGTGTGAAATTTGCTGTCCATGACTTGATGATTCCACCGATACAACCTGCCATTGCTACATTTCCTGCTACTCCGCTCATTCCTGCCATTGTGATTCTCCTTTAAGATTGTTTCGTTGCGAAAATTCTGTATGTCGTGTCGATGACGATCGAGTCTACATTGATCGTAGGCACTCCCCGAGAAGTGCAGATCGATTCGATGGTCGAGTACGATACATCCGAAGGTGTCATGCTCGCCTTGTGCAGGAGCGAGAACAGTAGAGCCTCGGATGCCATCGCCGTCACAACCGACGAGTCAGGCTTGAAATAGAAGGTGAATGCGCAGTCGAGCGTGTGCATGGACTGCGCTGCCGATGTCATAAAGGTCGTGGTGTCCTCGTTGCTGATGGCATACACGAGGAGCGGCATCGTCGAACCTTGCGGACCTTCGAGTTGATAGATCCTGCCGCCGACAGAAAGATAGAGCGAGCCAAGAGTTTGAACCGATAGCAACTTGTTGTAGATCGTGGTCAGGATGACTTGACTCATTGGGCCGCCCTCATTGCTCGTCGTTTCATTCTTTTGATCGATCGCTGCATCTGATCGCCGATAGTTCCTGCAACGCTTGGACGAATAACCTCAAGCGATGGCGCAATGAATGGTCGAGCCTTCATGCGTCCGTTTGGCGTGCCGTATTCAAGCCACCTCGGAATGCGTGCATCCTTGTTCACACCTGCGACAAGCCCTGCAAGCACGATCGATGTCATGCCTGTGCCTGCAATGTATTGTGGCTTGGACTGCACCGAGTTTCGCAGCGTCCCAGTGTCAACGGCAGGAGGTTCACCTGGTGCAGACCGAGTGCGAAAGAAACCTAGTTTCTTTGCGCCTCCGAAATATCCTGCGCCTGTTCCAACCTGACTCAATCTTTCACGCAATTCCGTTTGCAGTTCGATCATGGCAATTTTCAACCCATGCTCGATGCCCTCAATGTTTGCCGACATAATGTCAGCAGCAGAAAAGTTGTGGCTTGCGCTCATTCTTGACCCTCGACCGTTGTCAGCGCAAGGATGAAGTACGCCATCGAGTCAGGACCGCTGCGCATATCGGGTCTGCGGAATCCTGTGATCTCATACATGACCGATGTCTCGTTGTCGTAAAGCCGCTGTCCAGTAGCAAGACTTGATCCGTCGACCGCATTAACATAAGCGGTCAGACCTGTCGATGCTCGAATTGCGCCATTGAGCATTGACTCGCTTGGAGTCGACGGCTGCAGATACACCGTGATAAGTACTACCGACGCTGTATAGACACGGGTATATGCGCCGCCTGCATCGACGCTTTCTGCTCGCTCATAGATTTCAAGCGACCTGCCGAACTGTGCGATGAGACCGTCAACGCTCATCGGATCTCTTTCCAACTCCCGAGCATGTCTTCCATCATTGCCTTTGATGAATCCGCACTTGCCATCGAGTACGAGTAGTCGCCGAGCGACTCGCTCTGCAGCGATGTGTCCGACTTGCGAGACAAGTACATTGTGCCTGCAATCACAAGGCACGCTTGATGGATGTCGTCGGGCACGGTTGTATAGCCTGCGGAGTACTCGATCAGCGTTGACTGGAGCGCACTTGGATATCGTGCGTTGTGCGATGTCATCGTCGGGAATGCGTCCTGACGGATCGTGACGATGCCAAGGTACGAGTCGTAGACAAACTCGCTCGAGACATTGACACCTGTGAGCACGACTGACGATTGTTTGACATCGCCACCGGCTCGAGGGTGCAGTTGTGCGCATCGCATCGCAGTCGTTGCCGTTGCGCTGAATCCTGCGTAAGTACTGATCGCTGTGGCGAGCGAGGTCGTCGTGGGATAACTTGAAAACTCCAAGGTGTTTGTAGTTGGAGTGCCTGCGCTTGTCGTGCGTGTCAGGGTTACACCAGGTGCGAGCACACCGTTTGCAACTGTGCCGAGCGGGTCGGTGTTGATCGAGATCGTCAACCGCACATCGCTTGCAGTCGTCGATGAGATTGTCATTCCTGCTGCAAGTCCTGTGTACACGCCAACGACATTGTTGATCGGATACTGCTTGACCTTGACGCTGCGAACATCGTTGCCGCCATACCACTCAAAGTAGTTGCGCAGTTTGATCTGCCGACCGATCCACCTTTCGATCTTCGCAGTTGCGTGATCGATGTACTGTTCGAGGATCGTGTCGTATGTGTTGACCGTGATCCCGAGATGCGCCTTGAGCCCTGCCAGTGTCGTGAGTGCGTATTGTCCTACTGCCATAATTGATCCTATGCAGGCGGTGCAATTTCGGGCGGTTGATCCTGCGGTCCGTTGCGCCATCCCTCACGACTCTTGACATACCAGGGCTTGCCTGATCGCAGATAGTTGTGCGTTGACTGGTGCAGCGACTGCAGCTTCGGACCAGGCCATGTTGCGACCGTCTCGATGTGACCGATGGAAACCTTCGGTGTCACGCCAATCTTCCAGTTCGCCTTCTGCGTTTGTTTCCAGAACCAAATATCGTCGTCGATCTTGTCGCCGCTCCAGTCGCCCTCGTCGTTTGGCATCGCACAGAACCACGGCTTTGGCAACTTGCGCAGCGAGTCCATGCGAATCAAAGTGCAGCCGAAGTGCATCGACGAGACCTCGAACCAGTCCTGCTGCAGGTCGTGCGTGTTGAGTTTGCGAGGAATCCAGTTGGTCGAGGCAACGCAAAGCGGAGCGAGTCGCTCACGACCTGACTGCAGCGGAGCGAGCGCATCGAGACCGTCCCGCTCTGCGATCTCACGCATGGCGACAATGTCCTGCCAGTCAAAGAGCGAGTCGTAGTCGATCGTCAGAGCCCACTTGATGTCGGTCTCCTGTGTGAGCATCGAGAGGATGCGCTGCATGCCTTGCCCGTAGAACACGCCTGAAGAGTTCGTGATCGTAATGCCGAGTGCGCTAGTAATTTTTTGGCAGCAGAACATCGTGTCAGTCCATGTGAGCCTTGGCATCGTCATCACGCCTTTAATGTCGAGATACTTTGGAGGCTGCGTTATCGCACCAACTGCAAGCGGCTTGCGACCTGCGAGGTTGAGCGAGATCGGGAGATCGCTGCAGTCGATCGTCTCTGTGTTTTTCCACGGCATGATCTCGGTGATGCCGACCTGATTGAAAAGCATTCGCAACTTTGGATCGTTCCAAAGCGTGTGATGCTGATCGAATGTGTCGATCTGTCCGCCCATGATGTACGCCTCCCACGGGAAAGGCTTGCCAGTTTGGTCTTCCTGATCACGGTCAAGTTGCGCACGGCGAATGATCTCGTCGAAGTCAGGAACTGCGATGCGCAAGATTCCACCCGGTTGCAATTTGTCCACCCAGTGCTGCACAACTTCAAGCAAGTACGGACGCTCGATGTGCTCGAGTACATGGCTCGCACGGATCTCCTCTAGCGAGCCATCTGCGAACGGAAGAAATGACACATCGTTATTCGTGGACCAGTCCCACGGTGTATAGCCTTCGATCCGAGTTTGTCCGCATCCTAGGTCTAGTTTCATGCGACTCAACATACCACGCAAAAGACAACGGCTCGGAATCTTTCGACTCCGAGCCGTTGG